TGAACGGCACGGGAATTAGTAGACAAGGTGACAACAATGACTCACACTTGTTGCCACCTGCTCCGTGTCCTTCTCATCAGGCACCTATAACGACTGGTTCTACCACTGTGTTTATAAATGGTAAAGGGTGCGGTAGGATAGGTGATGCAGTAACAGGTTGTACAAGCGTTGCAACTGGAAGTTCAAACACCTTTGCAGGCCCATGATTATCCGTAGGAAGAGTCTTGTTACGGTTGATATACTGTATTGGATGCCTGATTATGAAAATGTATTGCAACAGTTCATCTGGCAAACCAAGGATGTTGTACCAGACATACCAAGGGTACACAAGTTCTTAAATTATTGGCATGACAATATCGACGCTGTGATATCAGAGGTGAGAGTAGCTGATGCAGAGACTAATGATTATATCCCTGCTAAGGCGTTATATGATCTTCAATAGTCGTTATAAATAATACAAACCACCTTGGAGTAGTTATGGCTACAGTAGAGAAAACAGCAAGTTTCAAAGAGTTAACCGCCTTGAATGATTCAGAGCGGACTAACAACTCACCTTTGAACGCTCGAGAGTACAGAGATTTAGATTTATTCTTTACTAAAAAATCAGTAAATAGAGATGTGAATATCTTGACAAATATCGCTGCTGTCAAGCGATCTGTTCGTAATCTCATACTGTTGAACTTTTACGAAAAGCCATTTCATCCAGAGATAGGTTGTGGTATACGAGGATTGTTGTTTGAACCAGCCGGACCTTTAACGTCTATTGCTATTTCACAAGCTGCAACAGATGTTCTTGCGAACTATGAACCTCGAGCTAATGTACTTGGAATAGATGTGAAGCCTGATCTAGATCGTAATGCATATGATATGACGGTTAACTTTACCGTGATCAACCAACCAGCAGAGTTGGTACAAGTAGATGTTTTATTGGAGGTATTACGATAATGGCAGATAATCAAAAGTTGGAGATATCTGGTCTAGACTTTGATACGATCAAAGACAATCTCAAAACTTATATGAAAAATCAAGACCAGTTCCTTGACTATGATTTTGAGGGCTCTGGTTTAAACGCATTGCTAGATGTTCTTGCATACAACACTCACTATCTTGGATTTCATGCCAACATGTTGGCTAATGAGATGTTCATAGACAGTGCAGCATTGCGAGACAGTGTGGTGTCTCATGCGAAGACACTAGGATATGAAACACGTTCAGTAAGAGCCCCGATGGCAAAAGTTACCGTAACCTTGAATGACTTAGCTCTTGGAACGGCAACCATGAATGCTGGTCAAGTGTTTACCACCACGCTAAACAATGTCCAATATCAGTTTGTAACTGTGTCTGATTTTACTACACAACAAACTGGCTCTGGATTAACTTTTTCTGAAATACCGATTTATGAAGGAACCTATAGCACAACACGATATACCGTTGATACCTCAAATGTCAATCAAAGATTTTTGTTAAACAATAGTAGAACTGACACAACAACTCTTTCTGTGCAAGTTCAAAATTCTTCAACTGACTCAACAACCCAAACATATACTAAAGCCACTGACATAACTCAGCTCACTGGAACTAGCACTGTATATTATTTACAAGAGGTTGAGGATGGTTTGTTCGAGGTATACTTCGGAGATGGCGTTGTTAGTAAGGCGGTCAGTGATGGTAACATAGTTATACTCAAGGCGGTGGTGACTAATATTGATGAAGCAAACGGTGCGAGTGCTTTCACCGCATCTGGAGCCATCAACACTGTGACAAACATAACAACCACCACCACATCTATCGCATCTGGTGGAGCTGCAGCTGAGAGTATACAATCAATTAAATTGTCCGCTCCACTTGACTACGCATCACAGGGAAGATGCGTGACTACAAATGACTATAAAGTTTACGTTCAGAATCTATATCCACAGGCCACAGCGGTTCAAGTTTTTGGTGGGGAAAATGGCTCATTCGATCCAAGTCTAGGAGTTGTCTCGACTCCAGAATATGGAAAGGTATTTATATCGGTCAGGAATAATCTTGGGACAAACTTGACTAATGACGAGAAGACACAACTTGTGTCTCAGCTCGGTAAGTATACCGTGGCTTCTATCACTCCTGTTGTCGTTGATCCTGACTTCCTCTATGTCATTCTCACAGCAGATTTCAAATTTGATTCCACCGCTACAGTTAAAACAAAAGACACTTTGGTTAGTGAGGTTACTAACACGATCTCAAATTACAACACCACTGAATTGGTTAAATTCGATGCGGTTCTTCGACACTCTAAATTATTAAGAGATATAGACAGCACAGATTCTTCCATCACCAGCAGTTCTGTATCACCTCGTCTAGCAAAATTCATCACACCAGTGGTTGGAGAATCTAGCTCCTACAACTTATATTTTAATAACGCACTATTCAATCCACATGCTGGCCACATGTCGGAAACTGGTGGTATTCTAACGTCCACAGGATTTAAATTGAGCAATGATACTAATGAACAGTTTTTTGATGATGACGGCAATGGAAACGTAAGAACTTACTATCTAACAGGTGTTACTCGAAACTATACGAACTCAACTGCTGGAACTATAAACTATTCCACTGGCGATATTTCAATCAACAGCACGGTGATCACCTCAATCTCAAATGTTGATGGGGCTTCCTCAACTCGTATCCGTATAACGGTTGTCCCTAACTCAAATGATATAGTGGCATTACGAAATCAAATTTTAGAAATTGACATGGTAAATACTAAGGTAACAGGTGGAGTAGACTCAATCGCTGTTAGTGATGAGGGCGGTGCTGCAACATATACAGCTGTGTCATCAACAGTGAGTGCAACAGGAAGTTACTAAACCATGGCTCCTTTCGATAGCGCATTAACAACCAAAATATCTCCGTTGATTGATGGTCAGGTTCCAGATCACATTCAGGCTGACCACCCTATCTTTGTTGAGTTCTTGAGACAGTATTATAAGTTTCTAGAATCAGCTCAGATAACCATTGATGGAACAATTGATCAAGTTCTGTTAGAGACATTAACAGAAAATTTTCTAGTCTTAGATGGAACAGATATAAGTGGATCAAACGCTGCTGATAAAATTGTTTTTGAAAGCGGCAGTGGTACAACTGGTAAGTTTGAGATTGGGGAAACGATCACAGGTTCAACCAGTAAAGCCACCGCTACCATATTGGTTGATGACAATGAGACTTTGTTCATATCAGCAAACCAACAGTTCATTGAAGGTGAGACTATAACTGGTGGATCGAGTGGTGCTACGTCCACGCTGAAAAAATATCGAGCTAATCCTGTTCAGAACATTCAACAGCTATTTGAGTATGCTGATCCTGACAATACAGTGGATCATTTTTTATCAGCCTTCAGAGATTCCTTTATGGAGTCGATTCCGCAATCATTAGCCAGTGGTGTTTCAAAACGAAATCTCATAAAACAGATTAGAGACTTGTATGCTGCGAAAGGAACGTCTGAAGGCCACAAGTTGTTCTTCAGAATTTTCTTAGGTCAAGAGGCAACTATCAATTACCCTGCACAATACATGTTAAGGATGAGCGATGGTAACTGGTCAAATCCAGTTGCTATTAGATGCACATCTGACTCTGCTGGTGCGTTGCCGTCTGAAATGGCTGGACAAGTGGTTACAGGAGCGTCATCTGGAACCACCGCTCAGATCATCTCTGTATCAGAGTTCAACCAAGGTACAGATGCTGTCGTTGAATTTACCTTGAGAGAAGACAGTATCCAAGGCGCTGGATTTTCTATTTCTGAAACTATTACGGGTAAGTCCACCTCTGGTGATTTCCCGATGCAGTTTACAATTCAAGGTATCGTGTTGTCTGTAACAGCCGGAGACTTTGGTGGCATTCTATATGAGGTTGGAGATACAGTAACATTAGACGAACAGACTGGCAATGGTAGAGCAACAGCTAAAGTTAGTGAAATAAAATCTGGATCAGTTAGTGATATTCATATTGATAATCCAGGCGCTGGTTATAACATAGGTGACGGTATCAAGTTTACGAATGACGCATCTGATACTTCTGTAGATAGCGCAAGAGCTTTTGTCTCTGTTACAGGAGGCAGATTAAACACAGAAGATTCCACAACTGCAACACCTACATTTTTTAATTTAGAAGATGATACGCAAACCTCTTTTGTTAGTAATCGCATTCTACTAAACGGTACAGCCGTCGCAACAGTTACGGGTGAACCCTATGCGGTGCATGGTACAGATAGAAGATTTAGTGACGCCAAAACTTATTACTTCCCACTATACTTATCTGAAGACAGAGCTAAAGCGAAGAACACTGAAACGGGTCTGGCAACTTTTTTCATTTTTGACCAGTATCCCGGCGTGGTCTTTTGGGGTCCCTCTAATAATCTCAATACCGCACAATCCACTTACTCCACTAATCTTTACAACTTATTTTATGCGACAACCCCCACGTTAGATGATGGATATTCTTTACGTTTGGAGTCTGGTAATGCTGCTGTAGACTCTGGCGGACTAAACACTGAATCCGAATTAGGTGATCTTATCATATCTGAAACAGATTCTTTGGCTAGAGATAACTATGGGACAGATTCAGATGGTATAATTTTGGAGACAGGATCATTAGGTGTAGATGAGGCCAGTGAACTAAACAGAATTTTCTTAGTCAGTGGTGGTACAGGATACACCGCTTTACCTAGTGCAACTGTCTCCTCAGAAAATGGAACTAGTGGTGAGGTGGTTGCTCTTACAACAGATATAGGGGCGATAACAGAGATTGAGGTCACAGATTCTGGATTTAAATATTCAACGGCGCCAGCAGTTACGGCTAATACCAATCTAATACTCAAAGATGTAACTGGAACATTTGGTGCTGGTAATACTTTGCAAACTCATACAGGGTCAGTTGTTTCATTTAACCCATCCACAAACAAGTTAACAATCAGTGCAACACCTACAAATAGATTACAGGGTGAACAACTTCTAGCTACAAATGATGGAATCACCTTAGAGGATTTTGATATTGTTGAGCCAGGTAGACCAGATCATGGACCAGTATCAACGATCTATAAAGTCAATGATGAGTTTGGCTCTGGAATACTGATTGACGGTTACAACGAAGAAGGATCAAAGATTGTAATCGAAAGTTTTGAAACTGGTGATATTCAAGCGGATGGATTTGAAACAGTTGCCGACCAAATCAGTATGGAAGTTGCTGATATGGACTCTCCCATTGATGAGGGTATTGAACTTGAGTCTGGTCTTTTTGTTGCGACAGATTCATCTGGTAGATTTTTATTAGACTCTCACAGAGCAAAACCTTTCCTTAGATCACAAAGAACTGAAGACAATATTCTCCTTGAAGATGCGGCAGCTGGCACTAATATTTTTGGTGAACAAGAAACAGGCCTGCTGCGGTTTAACTTTAGCATGGAAGATGTTGGAGATAATATTGATCTTGAAGCTGATACCCCAGGCAGAACGGATGGACGAGGAACGTCTATTCAATTAGAAGATGCTACTGAAAGCTCCACGGGCATGGGGCGGCCGCCAAGAATAATTTTTGATGGCACTGGTTTTTCCGACAATGATGCGCCTGAATATGAATTAAACACTTCAATTATTTTTGGTAATAACGATGACGCTATCATACTAGAGGACTCAGTGCCGGATGGCAGCGGGTCACCAAGTTACCTTGTGAATGAAGATCAAGGTAATGCTATCATTCTTAATACCAGTGGAGGCCAAGATAATCTTGATGATGCAGGCGACAAACTGTTGCAACCTGTATTTGATGTTTCAGAATTTTCAAATCATGGTCAATCTATCGCACACGCAAATACCCCAGACGGCCGTTTGTTGGGTGAGGGTCTTGAAACATTCATCCTAGAACAAAGTGGTGACCCAGTTAATGAGTTTGGATATCGTTACAGAGAGCCTGCCGTAAATCAATCTCGTTTTATATTGTTTGACAATGCTGTTTATCCTGGCGATGAGGATGGTTATGGTAACATTGTCACAGAGGATACTGGCGGTAAGATATTAAACGAACACTCTGGACAAAACATGTTGCTTGACGGCACAGATGCTAGTTCCACTGATGCTGGCGATCAAGTGTTGATGGAGGATGAAGTAGGAACAGATCAGATTATTCTTGACAGAACCGCTACAGATGGAACTGATGCTGGTGATGAAATTGTCATGGAGGATGCCTTCAATGTTGTTGGTGATAGCATTCTCGACTCAGGTGGAGCATCTGGTGTGATTTTAGCTCAAGGCACAGCGCAAGGTACAGCTGCTATTGGGACAACGATATTCAAAAAGGGTAATTATTTAAACACAAACAGTTTGATTAATGAGGACGTTGTTCGCATACAAGATTCTTATTTCTATCAACAATTCTCTTATGAGGTAACGGTTGGTTCTGTTCTTACTGATTATATTGATGAATTAAAAGCTTCTGTCCACCCTGCTGGATTTATTCCGTTTGGTAAGGTATCTCTTGCTTCACAGATTGCCGCAAAACTTGGTGATCCAGCAGCTGGCGGTGTTATAGACTATACAGGGGATGATACATTTACTCCAGAGTTGGCGTCACTATTTGGTGTAGTGTTTGGTGAAACTCTAGATATGACAACAGCTGTTCGTGAGGGCCCTGGCGTTCTTGATCCCACCGGCGGTAGCAGTTTGAAAGACGCTCTCATTCAAGAGAATGGTGTTGCTATTGGTGATCTGATTCTAGAAGAGACAGATGGTGATAACCTACAATTTGAGAGTGGATTAAATATTGCGGCAGAAAACTCTGCAAGTTCAGGCGATGGAGCAATATTACTTGACGAAGGTGCTGGCTCTGGCCGTCTTTTGATGGAGACAGCTCTCGGTGAGACTGCTACCGCAAAAAGATTTTTACAACATGTAACTAAGCTAAAAGTTAGACCAGAAATTAAAGCCCCCCAAACCGCTTATGGTGCGCCGTTGTTATCTGGTATTGAGCCAGGCAGTTTGTTCTTTGATCAACCATTTATCCAACTTGAAGATGGTTTAAGAGATAAACTTCCAGCTATCATGAAAGATAATTTATTACTGGAGGGTACGGATACCTTTGGCACTAATGCTGGAGATAGAATTGCATTTGAAGATTCTCTTGATTTAAATATAGACTCTGGTGTCAGGATTGGTGATATCAGTAATCTTTCTGTTAAGGATTTGGTGGAACTGGACACGATTGGATTTATTGAAGGCCGTAGTGATGATGGAAATTATTATCCTGTTCCAGAGGGCGGGATAGTCTTTGAGCAGAGTGCAGCTTCTGATGAGTTGGTTTTAGAGGACTACATGCATTTCATCTTAGAGGGCGGTAGACTTAGTGATGTTCTTCTTCTTGAAAATGGACACACTCTTTTACAAGAGAGCAACAGTCAACCATTTACTCTAGAGGACAATCTACAGGCTTTCCCAGACGGGACAAATGAACTCACTCATATCCGATTGGAGACTGCTACTGACTCAACAGGACATTTACTTGGTGAGGGTATACAAGCAGGCGATAATAGTATAAACATAGTGTTGGACGGTCAACTCCATAGAGGCGAAAAACTTCTCACTGAAGGAAGTAAGATTGAGTTTGAAGACAATACCAATACTGGAAGTATACCAGATGGCCTCTTTGGTAATAAAAATATTGAACAGTATACGAGAGAGGCTAGAATATTCTCTAACGATCTTGAAAGTTTTGGCGGTAGATTGTCTTTACAGGATGAATTTGAAATAGGTTTAGAAGTTGCTCTAGAAGATGGCACTGGCTCAATAATATTCGATGGAACGTCAGCTGTTCTTGACATTGAGGGACAGATACTACTAGATGGCACAGACGCCGGTAAGAGTGACGAAGGCGATAAAGTTATTCTGGATGCTAGTGCTTCTGGCACAGATGTTGGTGAAAACTTATTGTTAGACAGCACAGGCGGCCGTGATCTTGGTGACAAGTTGATTATGTTTGATACAATTCGTAATGTGGTCGTGGGTAATGAAGGTGGCTCTTTCTTATTGGATGGAACAGACGGCACCTCAAGTAATGCTGGTGATGAAATACTTCTAGAGGTTGACTATGAAAACCGTGGAGGCACGTTACAATTTTTGCAACAAAATTCAATAAACGTTGCAAACGCTCTTTCATCTGAAGCTGGTGGGTTAACACTACCAATATCAGAAGCAGATGCTGCAGAGGGTCAAGTTCTAGTAACAACCTTTGATAGCGCTATTGGTACGTTTGATTCAACACAAACAACCTTCGACGCTGCATAAGTCGTTATAAATAAGATAAGAAAAGGAATAGAAAATGGCATTTCAATCATTAGGGGTCGGGTCTAACGCCAACGACGGCAGTGGTGATACACTACGGGCCGGTGGTGCAAAGATCAATGACAACTTCACTGAAATCTATACGAAGTTTGGTGATGCTAGTGCTCTTTGTAGTGGGATTAGTGCAACTGCAACGGTGGTTACTCTAACGGCGCCTGAAATTAATGGCGTGGTTGCTGGTACACAAACTTCCGCTACTATCACGACACTTGCGACGACTACCGTCAACGGGACCACTTTGAATGCCGGAACTTGCGCTGTTGCAGCTGGTTCAATCACGGACAGCTCTGGCGCAATCAGTTTTGGAGATGAAAACCTTAGCACGACAGGGACTTTTAGTTCTGGTAACTTAACTTGTGGAACAATTACTTCCACTGGATCATCTATCGTGTTTGAAGGTTCCACAGATGATGCAAATGAAACAACAATTACAGTGGTTGATCCAACAGCAGATAGGACAATCACCGTACCAAACGAAACAGGGACTCTATTAACAACTGGTGCTACCGATGCAGTGACAGGCAATATGTTGAAAAGTTCTTCGACACTACTCATAGTTAACTCAGCTGGTACTACTTTAAAAACAGTTATTGGTGCTGGTTCAGCGTCATAAATAGATAAAATAGGAAAGAGACATGGCAGCTATTATCACAGAAAAATTTAGACTTCATAACGCCTCTCAATTTGAAGAGTCGTTTACTGAGTCGGGTAATAATACTTACTACCTGTTCATAGGTAAATCTACACCGTTCACAACTGGAACGAGTGGAGGCTCTGATGCATCACCCCCTACGCCGGTTGATGGGCCAACTGATGAATACTACGCTTGGGACGATATGATAGCTGCCAAGAATATCGGGTCAAGTAACATTCAAAGAGTTATCGCTCGTAGAAATTGGGCAAACGGCACCACTTATGATATGTACAAGCCAACTTATAGTTCTAGTTCAACGTCAACCTCTGGTGCGTCCAACCTGTATGATAGCACATTTTATTTCATGACCGCTGATTACCGTGTATATAAAGTTCTTGATAATAATGGTGGAACAGCATTTAGTGGAACCGAGCCTACAAGCACAACAACCGCACCCTTTAGTTCTGGTGGTTATGTTCTTCAATACATGTATACTCTATCTGCTGGTCAGATCAATAATTTCTTGACAGCTGACTTTATGCCAGTTGCAACAGACAGTACAGTGAGTGCTGCAGCTACAGATGGTGCGATTGACTCATTGATTGTTACTGCTGGTTCTGGATATACAAATGGAACATACTATGCTGCGGTATACGGAGACGGAACTTCACAAGGAACCTCTTCGGGTGCAATTGTTAGAATCACAGTTGCAAACAATGCCATTCAGTCATTTGGTTTAACCGCTGGAACTGATACTACAATTCATTCTGCTGGGGCGGGATACACATATGGGACAGTAAATCTTGGAAGTGGATTCACTTTCTCTGATGCTGCTTTATCATCAGCATCTGCTATGGGTGGTTCTGGTGGTTCAATTAGCGTGGTTATTGGCCCAAAGGGTGGACATGGATTTAATGCTGTGGAAGAGTTGGGTGGCCATTATGTTATGATGGCAACGACTCTCACCGCTGCAGAGGGTGATGACATTACTACAGAAAATGACTTTCGTAAGTTGGGGATCGTTGTTGATCCTCACACATTTGGAACAACCTCTGTAGCTACAGTTGCTACAGCAAGATTGACTTATGCGGTAAAACTTACATCACAGTCTGGTACGTTTGATGGTGATGAAAAGATTAGTCAGGCCACCACTGGTGCATGTGGTAAGGTTGTGGAGTGGGATAGCTCAAATTCAATTCTTTACTACTCGCAAGAAAGGTTTGGCGACTACGGAACAGCCACTGCAAACGGCGGTTATACTGCATTCAGTGGTGCAAACGTTATCACAGGTGCAACCTCTGGAGCCACAGGGACCCCAGATGCATCAGCTGATAGTGCAGTGACACTGGCTGGTGGCAATACCATCACTTTCTCTGATGGATATGCGAACCCAGAACTTGCTGCAGATAGTGGCGATATTATCTATCTAGAAAACAGAAAACCAATCAGTAGGTCTTCAGATCAGATAGAGGATATCAAAGTCATAGTGGAGTTTTAATAGATGGTTACTCAAAGCACTGACCTTAACGTTGCCCCTTATTACGACGATTTTGATAAGGATAAAAACTTTGTTAGAACGTTGTTTAGGCCTGGATTTGCCATTCAGGCTAGGGAACTGACTCAACTTCAGTCAACTCTTCAGAATCAGATTGATCAAGGGTTCAGTCACATGTTTAAAGATGGTACAGTGGTCATCCCCGGCCAAGTATCATATTTGGGAGGAGTGAACGCAGCGAGATATGTTAGGGTTCAAAGCACTTTTAATGGTGAGACTATTGATCCACAACAGTATGTTAACAAAGAGAATCCAGTTATTCTTACAGGTTCGACAACTGGTATTAAGTTCATGGTCACTCATGCAGTGGCTGCCACTACTACTGACCCTGTAACACTTTTTGGTCAATATATAAATTCAGCTCTTGCTGGTACAGGAACGCTTGATAACCCCGGCGCTACAGGCTCCACAGGCACGAGAACAATAAGCCAAGGTGCGTTAGATGCGGCGGGTAATGATAGATTTGTAATAAATGAAAATCTAAGTGCTAACGTTGTGGTGACTCATGGATCAACAGCTTTTGCTGCAAACGCAGAATCCATGACAACAGTTACTACTGAAACAAAAGATTTCGCAACAGTTGTAGATGGAACAACAGGCCTGGTATCTGAAAGATGCCAACTTGCTCAGATTAATGAGGGAATTTATTTTGTGCGGGGTCACTTTGTGACCGTGTTAGATCAGACAATTGTCATTGACAAGTATAGACACAGAGTTGGTGATTTTCGTATTGGATTGAGAATTGATGAATCAATCGTAACTCCCGAAGCAGATAGCACTCTACTAGATAACGCACAGGGATCATCCAACTTCGCTGCTAAAGGCGCTCATAGGTTGAAGTTTACTTTGACTCTCATAGCTATTGAGGATACTGCAACAGACGACAAAAACTTTATTGAATTGATGAGGGTTAAACAAGGCCGATTGATTAAGTTTGTTAGGGACACAGAGTATTCTATTCTTGAGGAGACATTAGCTAGAAGAACCTTTGATGAGTCTGGTAACTATACTGTCCGCCCTTTTACTTTCCAAGTCAAAGAATCAATTGATGCTAGTGTCGGTCCTGTTAACTTTACTGGTGTATACCAAGCCGGAAAATTAACTGACAGTGGAAACGTTGCAGCAGAAAATCTTCTCGCACTACAGATTTCCTCTGGTAAAGCTTATGTCAAAGGTTTTGAGATTGACAAGATTGCACCAACTGTAATTGACTTGCAAAAGGCTAGAGACTTTGAGACAGTCAACGCTAGTAGTACAGCATTTGATGTTGGGAACTTTGTCACGGTCAACAATATGTTTGGCACGCCGGATGTATCGTTTGTCGCTGGAGAGTCCACGCCATTCAAACAGTTGGCTTTATATGACACAGCAATTGTAACACCTGGCTCAGCGTCAGGGACAAAAATTGGTGTAGCAAGAGTTAGAACTTATCAACATTCAACTGGTACAGTTGGTGATCCAGAGGCGATTTATAAACTATTCCTTTTTGATATCAGACCATTTACCAGAATTACATTGTCTGGAACTCCTAGTCCGACACTCACATCTGTAGCCACAAATGGTGGTTCACAGATTAAAGGTGTTTCAAGTGGCGCCACAGGGTTTGTATTTGGTGAAGAAACCAGTGGTACATCTCTTGTTCTTACAAACGTTTCTGGAACATTCCAAGTCGGTGAGAAGATTACCGCATCTGATTCAGCAGAGTCAGATCAGATCGTTGAGAACTCCAGTAATGCAGACTTAACAATTAGTTTGGTTCAGACAAAATCATTTGAACAAGTAAGATCAGTTCACGGTGATGATCCAGATGCAGGCCATGATTTTACTGCTGATATCGCACTTTCAGCCCAGGCAACAACCTCGTCATTTGTAGACCTAGATGGTACGGATGCTTTGGGTAGTGATAACGGTGATGCTATCTTAACAGAGGTAGAGGGTATTCCGATTGCGTTGCAATCAGCTGCAACAGGCGGCACTGGTTCATTAAGATTTATTTGTAAGTTACAAGACTCCGAAAAGAATATATCTCTGTTTAAACTTGCGAAACGCCCGGTTAAGACTTTGTTGACAGCGACCAACAACGGTGAGAGTGATACACAATTCACAATTCGTAGACAGTTTATTGTGACCACAAACTCGTCTGGTGCTGTGACATTATCTGCTGGAGCGAACGAAACGTTTTTGTCTCATTCAGAGGTCGATTATACTATATCAGTTTTGACAGGTGGAACAGGGACAGCAAAAGCTGGAGACATCGTTAGTGCATCTACTGGATTCTCTGGCGCTGGAACCAACTCTTGCACGATAACTAACTCAACAGTTTTTGGAACTGGTGCTAAACTAAAAATTATGGCCACTCTTTCTAAAACTTCTGTTATTCAAAAAACTAAGACAACCAAACTAATGAAGCAAGTCAAGGTTGTGCCGGGTGCCACTGATGCGTTTGGAACAAGGCCTACAGACAGAACCATATCCCTTGGTCGAGCTGACGTATTCAGATTACAGGCAGTCTTTGAGTCAGGTGCATCTGATACAGATGCGGTTGCTCCTACTATTACGTTAAGTGACGTAAACGGTACTTTCACTAGAGGTGAAAAGATTACAGGTGCAACCAGTGGAGCTACTGCAAGAATTATTACTACATCAACTCCGATCCAACTTGTATATACCTCTGGGCCGTCAAGAACTTTTGCGGTCAACGAAACCATCACAGCGGAGTCTAGTTTGGCAACTGGAACAGTTGGCTCTGTAACGCCAGGTGATGATGTTATTACTGGTAACTACCAACTTGATACAGGTCAACGAGACAACTACTATGACATTGCTCGTATAGTTAGAAGGCCAGGATTACCGCCTCCAACAGGCCGGTTGTTGTGTGTCTTCGATTATCTTGAACATAGTGCTGGAGATGTTATCACCGTCGACTCATACGTTGATGTTGCAAACCAAATGGATTACGTTGACATTCCAACATATACCGCTACTAAAGTTGATCCAGATGCACCAGCACCTACTGGTCAATATCCACTCTACAACGTGTTTGATTTTAGACCCGCAGTTGAAGATTCTGGTGGTGCGAGTTCAAACGTAGAAGCGGTTGATGAATTGACAGGATACTCTTTTGACTTTTTCCATCGTCAGTATGATGGCACTGGTGCGTCAGCAAACAACTTCTTGAAGCCAGGTTCTTTGGTTCAGGCTGATTATGAGTATTATCTTGGTAAGAGGGCAGTGCTTGATATTGACATTGGTGGTAAGTTTACGGTGACTGAGGGCGATCCTTCAGAAAATCCACAACTTCCAGAACTGCGAGCTTCGACCATGAAGTTGGCGGAAATGTTTATCCCACCGTTCACATTCAAACCAACAGATGTTGTCATACGTCGAGAAAAGAACCAACGTTTCACTATGAGAGATATTGGTAAACTTCAAGATCGTATTCAAAACTTAGAATATTATACTCACCTATCTTTGTTGGAGAGGGATGCTGAAAGTTTTGAGATCACAGACGCAAATGGACTAAACAGATTTAAATCTGGTTTTATTGTTGATGCGTTCCAAGGCCACAGACTTGGTGATGTTAAAAACCCAGATTACAAATGTTCTATTGATATGGAACAGAATGAGCTTAGACCACTATCCAAAACTAAAGCTTTTACTCTTGAGGAACAGGCAACGACTGATACAGAGAGAGCTGGTTTTGGATATCAAAAGACAGGTGATCTAATCACGTTGCCTTATAATGAAATAACCATGATGGAACAACCCTTTGCTACAAGGGTTGAACGTTGCACACCTGTTCTTGTTTCACACTGGGCTGGTACTATTGCTCTTGATCCTTTTAGTGATGATTGGTTTGAGACAGAAATTGCTCCTGCTTTGATTATCAATGAAGAAGGCAACTTTGATACATTTTTTGAAGCAAACAAAGATGCTATCGGAACTGTATGGAATGCATGGCAAACACAGTGGACAGGTACGACCCAATCATCCACATCTTCTTGGTGGGAAGGGAATAACCTTATTGAGCGAACAACTCAAACTGTTAGAACCGATCAGTCTAGAACAGGCATTCAAACAGACATTGTTGAAAAAATTGACTTGGAGTCACAAGGGACAAAAGTTATTCAAAGAGCTTTGTTGCCTTTTGTTAGACAGAAAACAATTAATTTTGAGGGCGCAAGGTTCTTACCTAACACTCAATTATATCCTTTCTTTGATAGACAAGATGTTTCAGCCTTCACAAAACCAGAGGATGGCTTCTCTACGAGTGACGCTAGTTTGATATTTGGTGACGCTCTTATAACTAGTGCATCTGGTAGAATTAAAGGAACCTTCCAGATTCCTGATCCAAAAGTTGAAGGCAACCCACAATTTAAAACTGGTGAAGTTTCATTTAGACTTACATCAAGTCCAACAAATATCACATCGAAAGACCCTGTGACGGCTGGTGAAGCAATTTACTATGCTACAGGTATCTTGGAAACAGAACAAGAGACGATTATTGCAACTAGAAATGCTGAGATCACAAGAACTAGCGTAAGTGAAGATACATCAATTTTCTCTAACGTAATTACAGACCGTGTAGCATTCTCAAATCCACCCCCCTCACCGCCGCCGGCAGATGGCGATGATGGAGACGATGGTGATGGTGATGGTGACGATGGCGATGGTGATCCACTAGCACAAACTTTCTTGATTGAAGAGCCGGGTGGTGTATTCATCTCTAGTATCGACATTTATTTCTCTGAAAAAGATGACACATTCCCTGTCACATTAGAGGTAAGAAATGTTGTGAATGGATATCCTGGCCCGAAAGTTTTACCTTTTGGTCGAGTTATTAAAGACCCTGTGGATATCACTCTTGATGAAACAGGCCAAACGCCAACAAACTTTAAGTTTAGATCACCAGTTTATCTACAGTCAAACTTAGAGTATTGTTTCTGTTTGATTGCTGATGTTCCAACTCATAAAGTTTGGATTGCTCGAATGGGTGAAACTGAAATTCAGTCTACACTTGCAACGTCTGGCGTGGGTGGTACTGCTACTGCAACATCAAACGCATTGTTTGCAGAGAGAACAGTTTCAGAACAGCCAGGTGTTGGTGTTATGTTCAAGTCTCACAATGGTAGAACTTGGGCAGCATCTCTTATGGAGGATGTTAAATTTAGATTGAACCGTTGTCAGTTTACAGCTAACACTGGTGAAGTGCCACTTGTCAATAAAGCTGATGATGTTCCCGATAGAGGGTATTGGGATATGGGTAATCCCGGCGGTGACAGAACTATCCTTGGAACTGCGCCTGCTCAAGGCTTTGGTGAGGGGAAAGGTGGTAATAAGGACTCAGAGAAGCTTCCAAATAATCCTTTGATTTTCCAAGATGGAAGCACTACAGTTCAAGTTTTGCATCCTAACCACCAAATGCATACAACAAATAATAACGTTCAGTTGATGGATGTTAAATCTGGTGCGACCACAACTCTAGCATCTGCACTAGACAGAACGCAAACAACAATCACTCTCACTGATGGGACAAACTTTGATGATACAACTGGTAAGTATGCAAGACAGGCTAGTGGTAACTGGTTGATAAAAGTTCAGAACGAGACTATCTTGTATAGTTCTATTACTGGTAATGTCATCACAGGTGCAACCAGAGGCTTTGGTGGTTCTTCACAAGGCGTATCTGGGATTTATCACCCAGCTGGTGCGCCGGTAGAATTGTATCAGTTACATAAAATACCGTTTACAGAAATCAACCACTATTTCTCAAGTGCGTCTAACGCTGGTGCAAATACAACGCACACTTCAATTGGTAACATTCAGATTGATAGTTATACAATTGAGACAACAACTGCGGCGTACATTGATGGTACGGGAGTAACAAGAGCTCAGAGTGGTGGCCCAGACGCATATGCGACAGGCAATAAGTTATATGATCTCGCTCAGTTCAATGTTTCTAATATGCAACTTACGGGAACTTCTATAGTTGCTGCTAAACGGGGAACCACTGCAACAAGCCCAGATGGTACGCAAACATCATTTGTTAAAGAAACGGCCGCACAGGCGAAAACTATTCCATTGAACGAAAACGTATACTATGATATACCGTACATGATTGCTTCCGAGATCAATGAGACAAATGAGCTTGCTGGTCAAAAATCTGTGACCTTGACATGTACTTTAAGTTCATCCTCAGAAAATTTATCTCCTGTTATTGATACCAAAAGAATGACAGGGTTTGCGGTTGCAAATAGAATTAACAATGTTGATTCCGCATCTGATGTATATCCAACTTCAGAATTTGTTCCATCGACAGAGCCAGATGGTGATAATAACGCTGCGATATATATTACTAGGAAGGCGTCACTTGCTCAGGCTGCAACAGCACTGAAAGTATTCTTTAGTGCAAATAGAGATACAGACTCAGAGATCAAGGTTCTGTATAAAATCTTGAGATCAGATGATGCGAGTGACTTTGATGAATTGGGATACAGATTTTTTAATGATACTGGTGATCCAGATACCGCAACAAACCCATCACTTGGTCGAGATGATTTCCAAGAATATCTATACACTGCTGGTGTGACGGATGATGGCCTTGGTGATGCACTAGACCCATTCATTGCTTTCTCTATTAAGATTGTGATGCAGTCAACTAATTCTGCTGAACCACCCAGAATTAAAGATTTCAGAGCGATAGCATTGGCAACATAAAATGACAGAGTACAGAAAAGTAGAAGAAAACAATGACTTATCCAGAGACATGCATTCTGGTGCGATTGTGAATACTAACACTCAAGCATATGAGAGAGCAGTTAAAAGATCACAGCAGGCGCAAAAACAAAGGGATGAGTTGAGGGAGGCCACAAGAGAGATAAATAATATTAAGTGTGAAATGCATGAAATTAAATCACTCTTGGTACAACTTGTGAGTAAAGAATAATGGCAACAGTCTCAGCATCAGCAGTCGCAACAACAGATTCACTAGAAACATTTCGCCAACGGTTCAATACCTTACGGAGTGATATCCAGGCTTTAACCTTCGAGTCAACTATTGTCTTTGAAGGTGCTACAGCAAATGATTTTGAAACGTCACTTACTGTGGTTGATCCCACTGCTGATAGAACAATTACGCTACCAGACAGGTCTGACACAGTGGCTCTTCTTGGAGACATTGAAGATAAGATTTTGTTAAATGGTACAGACTCCTCTGGGACAGACAGTGGTGACGAATTGCTTCTTGACTCATCTTCGCCTGGAGTTGATGTTGGTGAAAAAGTTCTGCAAGAAACTGCGACTAGTGATCCTCTTCTAAACAGAGCTGCCCCAGATTTAGATGACGTTCTATTAGAGAGCTCCTCGGCTACTCGTAAAAATTTCTTACTTGATGAAGTAGAAGCTGTCCGAATAGAGTTTGAGGATGCTACGAGTGATAACCTCTTAGGGTCTTTGTTTATTCCCCCTGCTACTGGTGGTATTCAGTTTACAATGCCGGCTTCAGACGGTCTTGCTGATCAAGTTCTTGGTACTGATGGTGCTGGTAATCTATCATTCGTAAACCAATCTTCGGGATTGTCACTAAGCAATGATGGAAACAATAGAGTGATCACTGCAACAGGCTCTAACTCTGGTGTCGGAGAAGCTAACCTGTTATTTGATGGCAGCACCCTTACTGTTACTGGTAATATCACAGTCCCTAACGATGGTGATATTGGTTCAGTCGGAGCTACGGATGCAATACAGATTTCTTCCGCCGGTATCGTAACATTTAAAGATGATATCATTATCAAAGATGCGGGAACTATTGGTTCTGCTAGTGACACTGATGCGATTTCAATTTCCTCTGGTGGTGTCGTTAATATATCTGCTACCACGGCCTCCACAGGATCAACCTCTGGCGCACTGACAGTCGCTGGTGGCATGGGGGTTGCTCTTGACTTGGGTGTTGGTGACGATCTTAGGCTTGACTCAGATGGTGCGGTCATATCTTTTGGCGAAAATGCTGAGGTCACACTCACACATGTTCACAATACAGGACTGTTACTTAGTGACGACTCTGGTATTGGTACAACTCAATTACAATTTGGTGACAGTGGAACATACATTCAACAGAGTGCAGATGGTGTTTTAGAGTTGTTCTCTGATACCACGATGGAACTCAATGCTAATCAATTCACAGTGAAAAATACAGCATCAAATGAGACAATGATATCAGCGACTAATGGCGGCGAAGTTGCTCTTTATTACAATAACACAGAGATTGTTGCGACAAGAGCAAACAGTCTTCGGGTTTATGGAACATCAAGTAAGGGTGCGATTAAACAAGACAGTGCGGGCCTCTTTATAGTTTTAGATGGCACAGACGCAAGTGGTTCAAATGCTGGTGATAATGTTATTATAGAAGATGGTGGTACAGATGGAAGTGGCACAAATGCTGGTGATGATATTCTTCATGAAGATTATGTTTTCCTCCATACTGGTTTACAGAGAGAGGTTTTAGAAATTAGAGCCTCTGGTGGTAACTTATTAAAGTCATTGTCTGGATTTGCTGAAGGAGCGATATAATGGCGATTGTAGAACCACTATATTTTAGTGGCGGTAACTTGGTCGCTATGAGTGCAGCTCAAAGAGATCAATACATACAAAAAATGATTTTCGTTTATGGCCAGAATCCAACTGCTGTTCTTTCAGTTGTCTCCAGTAGTGGTGCGAACATTGACGCTATGTCTGATACGAGAACACAGGCTGGTGCAGCATCACAGTCTGCATCCGCTTTTGTTTATGCGGATAGCACAGCGGAACCAAGTACAGTTACAGTTTCATTTGATAAAATTAATTTTGCATATACCGCTGAAGGCTCTATTGGGCACACCACGGACACGGGAACAACATTTCCAGTTTACTATGATAATTCAACTGGTTCAATTAGAGCAATGTCTCAAACGGATGTAAATGACACGTTTGTTAATAATGCTCTTGTCAAACTTACAAACTCCGTCGAATCCTCTTTAACAGCAGGGACATATTCCATCACCACTTCGGCGTCAGCTGCATCAAACTATACAAAAGTTTCTTCGGATGATACAGCAGTATTCATAGATACGAGAGCTGATACAAGTGCATATTCTGCGGCTGGTATCCCAGAAACTTTAGATCAACCAACAACCATAACACAGTATTATCTACACAGAAGAAACGCTGTTGATCCGGGCACACCAGACGTTGCACCATTGTTTATTGACAGCAATAATAATCTTCGGGAGTTTGATAAAGATACACTAAGCACTTTGTTAGGAAATTCATTAAGGCACCAAGCGGCATACTCAACAAGTGGATATAAGATCAGTTATTCCGTTGGAACAAGTGGTAGTGGTGCTGTTCGTGGTTCCACAATGACTGATACAAAACTAGATGGTACTGGTTTATACGCTCAGTTACAGGTAAATATTGATGACTATCGGTCACAAGAGTTTCCAAATGGTACAGCTCAGAATATTAATCTTTATAACTTGAGAATAGCCCTTA